GAAAGTTCATTTACACTTGCTAACGCAGGTCATACAGGAACAGCATTAATTAATCCGACAGGTGCAGAGGCACCTGCTGAAGTTGGTCAAGCTATTGGCGAAGCTGAATCTATTTATCCTTTAACAGGGGCACAATCAAATACAGCAACAGGAACTCTCACTGTAGGTGAGGGACACGGTGTTCAACCAACAGGCGTTGAGATGTCATTTGCGGATGGCACTGAAACTGTCATCACAACAGTTGATGCAGGTTGGGGAAGAAATACCTGGGGATCATTTGAGTGGGGACTAAATATCGAAGTCTTCGGTAATGTTACTGGAGAACAAATGACCTTTGGTCAATCAAATGTCGATGTCTTCACAGGAACAGGTATCGTAGCTAATGCTACAGGAATTGAGATGTCAACCAATTTAGGTACGACAACTCAAACCACCGATCAAATACTTTCAGTTACTGGTATCAATATTCAATCTAGTGCAGCTCTAGCAACAATTATTGCTGACGGAAGTGTTACAACATCTGCTCCCGCAGATATCATGGATATGAATGTTGGTTCTGTAAATATTTCAATATTTACACAAGTTGATCCTACAGCAGTTACTTCAACGTTTGATATAGGCACTGTAGTAGCCCCCGCTGCCGCATTACCAACAGGCGAAGAAATCAGCACCAATATTGGTGATGTAGTCATTCCAATTACAGTTGCTGGTCTATCAATGCAGTTTGATGATGGCACAGCCAATACAACAGCAGGTGCAGTAGTACAACCAACAGGTATTGAATTATCCGTAGTTTTAGGTAATATGAGATCAACTCCTTGGGCGAATGTAGTCACAGGAGCAAGTAATACATGGACAGAGGTAGCAGCATAAATGGCATCAACTTATTCAGATAGACTTAAACTGGAATTAATGGAGACAGGGGCGAATGCCAATACCTGGGGAAACAACACTAATACTAATTTACAAACAATCGATGCCTTCGGTGCAGGATATTTGTCTAAGTCTGTGGCGGGTTCTTCTAACGTCACTTTAACAACAGGAAACTCTGATCCAACAACTGAATCAGCAAAAAAAGTTATTGAGTTTACAGGAGAACTGACTGGAAATATTAATGTGTTTATTCCAGCAGTCGAAAATAATTACATCTTTTTTAACAACACATCAGGTTCTTTTTCTCTAACAGTTGCTCCTACTGGCCACTCAGCAAACGGAGTCGAAATTTTACAAGGTTCACATACAATTCAATATTGCACAGGAGATACTGTTGTAGATTTATTTGCAAATTCTTTGGGAACAGTAAGTGTTAAAGGAACTGCAAATGTTACTTCTAACGTCAGTTTAGCAGCTAACGGTCAAGTGACTGCTACATCTTTCACTGGTAACGGTGCAGGATTAGACGGAGTAACTACTCTTGATCCAGGAACACAAATGGTTTTCTTAGAATCCTCTGCTCCTACAGGATGGACTCAAAACACAGCATCTACTTTAGCTAATGCTACTTTAAGAGTGATCACAACTGGAAGTGCGGGAACAGGAGGCACGGATGAGTTTCAATCAGTGTTTGCAGCGAAAAGCACTGATGGCACGGCCGCTGCAGATGATTTATCGGGATTATCAACAACAGGAGGAACTGTGAGTGCTACGACTCTTTCCACACCACAGCTTCCAAGTCATACACACAATCACGAGAAGCCCACTGGATCCACTTCTGTTCTATTTTCTCCTGTAAAAACTTCTGCTTTTTTAAACAACAATGCGAATTATCCTGGTAATACTGGAGGAGGAGGTAGTCACACTCACCCTATATCTGGTAGTGCAACCTTTACAGGAAATATAGCAACAACATCACCTGTGAGTCTTTCCGTACCAAACATGGATATAAAACACGCAAACGTAATTGTTTGCAGTAAGGATTAAAATGGCAAGTACATATTCAGACAGATTAAAACTAGAGTTAATGGAAACAGGTGCTAATGCCAATACTTGGGGCAATAATACTAATACTAATTTACAAACAATCGATGCTTTTAATGCTGGTTACTTATCAAAAGACGTAGCGGGTTCAGCTAACGTAACTTTAACAAGTAACAATGCAGATCCGACTGCTGAAGCTTCTAATAGAGTTATCGAATTTACAGGAACTTTAACAGGAGACATTCATGTTTTTGTTCCTGCCGTAGAAAACAACTACATATTTTTTAATAATACTTCTGGATCTTTTTCTTTAACAGTTGCTCCTACAGGGCATGGTGCTAACGGTGTCGCTATTACACAAGGTGCTCACACTATTCAATATTGTACAGGAAATAAAATCGTAGATTTATTTGCAAATTCTTTTGGTAATCTCTCAGTAAAAAATCAAATAAAAGTTGGAGATAATATTACCTTAAATGCTAATGGTGTTGTTGCAGCAACAAATTTAGTAGGCAATGGTGCAGGTTTAAGTGGAGTTGGAGAGTTTGCCTCTGGGACAGAAGCAATGTTTGTTCAAACAAGTGCTCCCACTGGATTCACAACAAATACTAATTCCACTTTATCAGAATGCTGTTTACAGGTGGTAACTGGTACAGGGGGAGGCACAGGAGGAGCTGATGCTTTTACCTCTACATTTACTGGCTCAAAAACGGCTGATGCATCTAGTGTTCCTTTAGCTACATCAAATTTAGCAGTGGGAGGTTTATCTGCTGCAGCACACACTTTAAGTACACCAGAAATTGCAAGTCACACTCACCCAATGGGAGGTGCTAATATAGCTGAACAAGCTCAAGGTGGTCCCGCAACTCGAACAACAAGAAGCATTAATCTCCAGACAACAGGCCAAACTGGTGGAGGTGGTTCTCACTCTCACCCCTTAAGTGGAATTAGTTTAAGTGGGTCTTTATCTACAAACATTTCTGCTTCCGTTCCTGCTATGGACATTAAATATGCAGATAGTATAATAGCAACAAAGGATTAAAATATGCCAAGCACTTATTCAGATAGTTATAAATTAGAACTCCAAGAAACTGGAGCAAACGCTAATACTTGGGGCAATAACACTAACACAAATTTACAAACTATTGACGCTTTTTCCGCTGGCTACATAGCTAAAGACGTTGCAGGTTCAGCCAATGTCACATTGACGACTAATAATGCAGATCCAACCGCAGAAGCTTCCAACAAAGTTATTGAACTCACAGGAACATTGACAGGCAGTATTCACGTATTTATTCCAGCAGTAGAAAATTACTATTATATTTTTAACAACACATCAGGATCTTTCACTGTAGATATTGCTCCTACAGGTCACGGAGCTAATAGTGTTCAAGTAGTTCAAGGCTCCCATACTATTCTTTACTGTAAAAATGGAGATACAGTTGTGGACTTGTTTGCAAATTCACTAGGTAATTTAAGTATTAAAAATACTTTGACTGTTAATGGTTCCGTCTTTACTGCATCCAACGGAACAGTCAATGCTACTACTTATTCTGGTAATGGTTCTTCTCTCACGGGTGTATCTAGTATTCCTTCTGGAACAACTGCTTTATTTTTTCAAGGTTCTGCTCCAAGTGGATGGACACAAAATACAGACGCTTCAATCAACACCACCACTTTAAGAGTGGTTACAGGAACGGGTGGTGGAACGGGTGGAGCTGATAATTTTTCTACAGTTTTCAGTTCTTCAAAAGATACTGCTTCTGGAGACATACTTTTTGATGACGTTGCTAATACATCAGCAGATGCATCTGGATTATCTTTAGGAAGTCATACTCTTTCAACACCTGAATTACCAGTGCATAATCATCCAGGTATATTTTCTCCTACTACAATAAGATCAAGAAGTGGAGATGTGACTGTGCCAGCAAGTAAGACAAGTGGAGCCACTGGTGGAGGTGGTGGTCACGTTCACTCAGTAACAGGGACAGGTTCTCTTTCAGGCAATGCTACTTGTACTACAAGTTTATCAGTAGCAAATATGGATTTAAAATTTGCAAATGTTATTGCTTGTACGAAAGATTAATAGTAATATATCCTAAGAAATGCCAATATTCGATCCAGACGGAAAATGTCCTCTTTTAAATAAGAAATGCATTAAACATCAGTGTATCTGGTATAACATGCTACAAGGAAAAAATCCTCAAACAGGTCAAAATGTTCAAGAATGGGGATGCTCTATTGCTTGGCTACCTTTATTATTAGTAGAAAACACAGGAAAACAAGTTCAAACAAATTCTGCTGTAGAATCATTTAGAAATGAAATGGTAAAAGCAAATATGGTTACTCTCGCTTTAGTAGATCAACAAAACAAGAAAAAAGAAGACAAAAAAGAGGGAAGTATTTGGGGACATATATCCTCAAGTCAAGATGCTCTCGCTAATGGGGAGGATGTTACTGAAGATATAGCGTTGCTATCTAACAAAAAAAATGATAAAAAAAGAAAGGTAAAAAGGACTAAAACAAATGCCAATAACAATAAACAACGTAACAATAAATAATAGATTAACTATTATTAATGACGCTGATGTCAGCCAAACAAATCCAAATAATGGGCCAAAACTGTATTCAGGAGATACTGAAACTGATGTAATAATTGATGGTAAAGGATATTTAAATTTATCTGGTGTGGATGTAGTTCCTGATAATATTCATGCATTACAGTTTTATCCCGCAACTGATTCTGGTTGGTTAGAGTTCGATGGAACTGCCGATAATCAATCAATAACCTCTTCCACAATTCCTTCTTGGGCAAACACAATGATCACAAGATGGAATGGTGAAAAAACATATGATGAAACATATCAAACAACCTATGATAATCTTTTAGCTAATCTTGATTCAACTTCAGAAACATATTCTCAAGATGTAGCTAACGCACAGACATCTGCTCAAACAGCTGCTACCACTGCAAAAAATAATATTTTAGGTGCTTAACTTAAAAAAAGAAATAAGCGACTATAGTCTTTTAATTAAAAATTCTTTAAGTACGCCCCTTATAAATCTTATTAACGAAGAGATTTATAGCAATATTGAACATTGGGGTAAGGGAGCTGTAGGTGATGTTGGTGAAAAAAATCATATTCGATCTGTTAAAGTTACTAGTTTTGATGAAAAAGATATTGGGGCATCTATTTCAAAAAGAATAATTTTCAATGAATTAAAAAAATTTGTTCCTCAATTAGAAGATGCTTATCGAGAAAAAGTTTCTAAATTTTATTTCTCTGATAAAAATTATTTTCAATTTCTATATTACGATGATGAAATGCAAGGACATTATGTTTATCACGTAGACAATTCATGTTTAAATCCAAGAAATCTTACTATTCTGGTAGGTCTTAATTCAAAAGACGAGTACGAGGGTGGAGAACTTTTTGTTGCAAATCAAGAAAAAGGAGTAAAATTAGATAAAGGCGATGTAGTATGTTTTCCTTCTAATTTCATGTTTCCACATAAAGTAGAGAGAGTAAGAAAAGGACAAAGGAAAGTTTTAATAATATGGACTCAATAGAACTTTTTAAAAAAAATAAATATGTACATGTTCCTCAGTTAATAAGTGAAGAGTTAACTGGTTTTATCTATAATTATTTAGTATTAAAATCTTGCACTAATGTTGATTTTTCTGATGGTCTTCAAAAACAAAAAGATGGTTTTATTAGATATTGTTATGCTGATTTAAACACAGAAACTTTATCTGCTTTACTTTCAAATAGACTGAGTCAAATAACTCAAAAAAAATTATGTCCCACTTATTCTTACGTAAGGGTCTATACTAAGGGTGAAACACTTAAACCTCATTTTGATCGACCTTCGTGTCAATACTCAGTAACAATTAATTTTGGTGGAGATCCTTGGCCTATTAGTTTTGGAGAATTTAATAAAGATAAAAATTTGGATGATGGATACACGCTTATAAATGAAATTACTTTAAAACCAGGAGATGGTATTGTCTACATGGGGGAAGAATTAGTACATTGGAGAAATAAATTTGAAGGAGATCATTGTGCTCAAGCTTTTCTTCATTATATTGATGAAGAAGGACCCTATCATCCTGAATGGGCTTATGATAAAAGACCAAATATAGGATACAAAAAATTTTAAGGAGAAACTATGATTAAACCAGAAGAACTAAAAGATAAGAATTTTAAATTATTTTTAGGAATGCCTATGTACGGTGGTATGTTGACAGAAAATACGATGCATGGATTACTTCAACTACAACAATGGTCCATGGCTCGGGGGGTAGGAATGCGTTTACAATCAATGGGTAATGAAAGTTTAATTACACGTGCAAGAAATACTATTGTTTCTATGATGATGGATCAAACAGATTATGTAGCAACTCATCTTCTTTTTATTGATTCTGATATTGGTTTCACCGCTCAGAATATTGAAAGACTTTTGTGTGCAGACAAAGATGTGGCTTGTGGCATTTATCCTCGTAAGCATATTCATTTTGATAAAATAAAACAGGCTTTAAAAGAAAATCCTAATGCTGAAGAAGATGAACTAGAGGTTAAATCTTTAGGGTATAATTTAAACTTTGATGATCCTACAAATGTTAAAATGGAAAACGGTTTTGCAAAAGTAAATGAAGCTGCAACAGGAATGATGCTAGTGAAAAGAGAAGTCTTTCGCACCATGATGAAAAAGTTTCCTGAACGTAAATATCAATCTGATCAAATTATTAATGGTAATTCTTTTCAATCCGATAATTGTTATGATCTATTTCCTGCGGGTACTTATGAAACGAAACCCGGAACCAAAAGATACTTATCAGAGGATTATTATTTTTCAAGATTATGGCAAGAGTGTGGTGGTGAAATTTGGGCTGATGTAGCAATGCCCTTAACTCACTTTGGTAATCGTGCATTTAAAGGTCATGTAGGATCTTTGTTCTCTAAAAAGTGATTGAAATAAATCAAAACTATAAAGAAAAAAAATTTACCTTAAATGAGGTTCAACATTTAAAAAGTTTTTGTTCTTTTAAACATCAACTAAATTTTGATGTTCTTAGTTCGTTGTTTGATAAAATGGAAGAATCAGTGACCATTGAAGAAAAAGGTAGGCTAAAATTAGAAAATTTTGAAAAAACTTCATTGGGTCAAGATATTATTAATCAACTAAACGAGTGTTTTAATTTAGACAGTAACAACATAAATATGCATTTATATGCTTCAATTATGAAAAAAGGATTAACACCTAATCACACTGATGCTGAGGCTGTTCTTTTAATTAATACTTATGGAAACATTATCTATAATATTTATTCTCATGACTTAGGAAAGTTTTCCTCTTATCCTCTTCAACCAGGTGATTTATTAATCATACCTAAAAACATAGAACACGCAGCTATTCCTCTCTGCCCACGTATTGTTATTAGTTTAGGAAATGTAAAATGAGATTAAAAATAATTCAGTTTTCACCCTATAGTTTGTACACTATATACGCTTTTCAAAATTTTCTTCCTCCTGAAGAACATGTAGCTTTAAATTCTTTAGTTGACGAAATTACCGTTGCAGATGAAATGAATAAAAGCACAAACGTACAGGCGAATATGACAACATATAATAGACTTAATGATGATTCAAAATGTGCAAAACTTTTTGATGATATATTTTATACTCTTGATGGTATTTTTCGTTTAAGAGGAAAATCTATTGAAGGATATAAATATTCTATGAAAAACTCTTGGGCAATGAGACATAAGCCTGATGATTTTACTTTAAATCATAATCATATGCCTGGTCATTGGTCTGGAGTTTATTATACCTATGTTCCAGAGCCAAGACCCACAATTGATTTTTTAGAATTTAACAATGATACAATAACTCCTGAAAATAATATGTTGGTATTGTTTCCATCAATGGTGTTCCATAAAGTGTCTAAGAATAAATCTCAAGAAGATAGGCTATCTATAGCTTTTAATATAGATGTAGACACTACTGGTTTAAAAAAAAATGATTGAACAAGAAATTTTTAAACAGTCTTTTTTTGTAAAAACATTTACAGGAGATTTATCTATCATAGACAAACATATTTCTCATATTATTGAATTTGACAAAGGAAAACAAAGAAGCAATGTTGGTGGGTTTCATAGTAATAATATTACTTTTGGATTTGAAGAATTATTAGATTCAATAAAAGAAGGTTTTGAAGCAATAAACATGAAAGGAAATTTGTGGAATTTTTGGTTAAATATCAATAAAGGAACTGATTATAATCTTCCTCACATTCATGGTTTTCCTCAAGTATGGTCAGTTGTTTATTATCACAAAGTATGTTGTGATCAAAGTCCTTTGGTATTTTCTCATTTGATACCTACTATTGAGCAAGACACCTACAATTTCATTCCAAAAAATCAACAAATAGTATTCTTTTCTGGGAGTATTCCTCATGCTGTCAAAGGATGTAATCGAGAGGATCATGAAAGAATTTCAATGGCTTTTAATTTTAGAATGTTTTAGTATACTAACGCCATGCCATTAGTTAATTTTAGACCAGCACCAGGCATCAATAAAGAAGTAACCGACTACACAGGCGAAGGCAAGTGGACAGACGGTGATAATGTACGCTTTTTTCAAGGATTGCCACAAAAGAT